GCGCAACGCGCCGATGTTCATGATGATGATTTCGATGTGGATGCCGCGCTCATGAAACCGGCGATCACGAAGCCGGGTGACCTTTGGCTGCTCGGAAAACACCGCTTGGTCTGCGGCGATAGTACCAAGCGTGATTCGTTCGACCTTCTCATGGACGGAAAGCAGGCCAACCTCGTAGTCACAGATCCCCCTTATAATATTGACTACGAAGGCAAAGCGGGCAAGATCAAAAACGACAACATGACCGACTCCGCGTTCTATGAGTTCCTGCTCGCTTCGTTTCAGAACATGGAAGCCAGCATGGCGAACGACGCGTCGATCTATGTGTTCCATGCGGACACCGAGGGATTGAATTTCCGCAGAGCATTCTCGGACGCCGGATTCTATCTCTCGGGCACCTGCATCTGGAAGAAGCAATCGTTGGTGCTTGGGCGAAGCCCTTACCAATGGCGGCATGAGCCCGTTCTCTTTGGTTGGAAGAAGAAAGGACGTCACGAATGGTACGCCGACAGGAAGCAGACGACGATCTGGGAGTTCGATAAACCCAAACAGAACGCTGACCACCCGACTATGAAACCTGTGGAACTGCTGGCATATCCGATTTTGAACTCCAGCATGGCGAATTGCGTCGTGCTCGACCCCTTCGGCGGCAGCGGCAGCACCCTGATCGCAAGCGAACAGACCGATCGCGCCTGTCGGATGATTGAACTGGACGAAAAGTACTGCGATGTGATTGTTCGTCGGTTTTGTCAAAATTTTCCAGACCAGCCGGTTTTTCGCAACGGTGAGCGGATTTTGCACGAAGAAATCACGGAAACACAGATATAGCTTGATAAGTACAGCTGCTTCTGGCATGTATGTACTACCAAATTTAAGGAGGTAGACATAGGATGCAGATCAAGTACCACCTAGAGGGCAGCGAGCGCAAGGCTCTGCTCGCAGTCATGCGCGAAATCTTGCAGGATACTCCCAAGTACATGGGGCCGCCGACGTTTTCTTTCGTGATAGGCCCATACACCATCGACCGGCACGGGACACTGGATTGTCCGGATCACTTGGATTCTACGCAGGTCGACATGCTGATTCGCGAACTGGAACGTGATGGTTACGTCGGCGAACGGATCGGTGAAACGGCGAAACCCGCGGAACAGCAGGTCATTGAAACGCCAAGGAAGGAAATCGTGACACCTACACTCGACAACCTTGACCGGCTTTCGGTCGAGATGCCGCGGGACGGCATGACGCCCACCGCAATGGAAAACCTGCGGCGGCTGGTCGCCAGCAAAGCGACGCTGCTCAAAAAGGCACTCGCCACAGACAGCCTGTCGATCACAGAACACACTGACCGGATCGAATTCGGGTGGTTCCGGCCGACCGACGACCAAGTGGAGATCGCGGCCTACTACCAACTGGTACAGGGACTTTGCGAGCTGGCGCGCACACAAAAGCGCGTTATCGCGACGGAACAGGAAGTCGAAAACGAGAAGTACGCCTTCCGCAGCTTTCTTCTTAAGCTCAGATTCATTGGACGAGAGTACAAGGATTCGCGTAGAGTTCTTCTGCAGCACCTCTCGGGAAACGCTTCTTATGCAAAGCCAAAAGCGGGTGACGAAGAATGACGAACATCCATCCCGACCTGCTGAAACAACTGAAAGAATATTATAAACCTGGAACGCGCATCAGGCTGGTGCGCATGAACGATCCCTTCACACATATACCTCCAGGCACCATCGGGGTCGTTAGTTGGGTTGATGATGCCGGAACCGTTTTTGCGACTTGGAGTAATGGATGTACTCTAGGCATCGTATTTAACGAAGATTACGCTGAAATAATCGAGGAGGTCGACCATGAGTAACCGCTTGTTCGCCGCATATGGCGTCGGTGTGAACCGTGCCGAAATGGCAAAGCGCTGCCCGACGGCAAAGCTTATCGGCGCGGCGGTGTTGCGAAACTACCGCTTGACGTTCCGCGGGACACACGCTGCTGCAGTGGCGAACATCGAACCTGCGAAAAGCCGTAGTGTAACGGTGCTGGTGTGGGACATCACACCAGCGGACGAAGCGGCGCTGGATTTGTACGAAGGGTTCCCGCATCTGTACGAAAAGCAGCAGGTTAAGATTCGACTCGACGGCATGCTCGTCAGTTGTATGGCGTACGTCATGCGCGGTGATCGCCCGTTAGGGAAACCGAGCGCTTTCTATTACAGCACTCTTCTAGAAGGGTACAGAGAAGCCGGCTTTGACCCGAACATCTTGAAAGCGGCGGTGCAAAATGAGGATCCGAACGCATCGGGCGAATAAATCGTCTCAACGCCGCGTCGCGCAACGTCGCCGCCATTGAGCGGTTCAAAAGACGGATGGGGCGGTTGTCCCAACGGCGCGCGATAACCAAACCAAACCGGACACGGAGGCTCACGCGGGCCTCCGTTTTGATTTCATAAGGAGGAGGCGGTGATGCTACGAAAACTCAAGAAGTATACGCCGACTCCATTCAAAGCGAAGGATTCGGTGTACGACAAACAGGCTGCCGATCATGCTGTGGCATTTATCGAATGCCTATCTCACACAAAGGGCACATGGTCGGGAAAGCCGTTTCTGCTCATCGACTGGCAGGAACAGATCATCCGCGATGTATTTGGCACACTGAAACCCAGTGGCTATCGTCAATTTAACACAGCGTATATCGAAATACCAAAGAAGAATGGAAAACAGCTCGCGCTCGACACACCGATTCCCACGCCGGATGGCTGGAAACAGATGGGCGAACTGTGTGTCGGTGATCGTGTTTTTGATGAACAAGGAAATCCCTGCTTTGTGCTTGCGGTCAGCGAGATCGATGATACGGAGCAGGCCTATCAGCTAACATTCGGCGACGGGAGCACGATCGTTGCCGGCGCGCGCCATCTGTGGAATGTGCAGGTGATCAACAATGGTCGCAGAGAAAAGCTGCTGGAAACACAGCAAATGTACGCGGGATTTAACGCGTATCGGGAACAACACCAGAATGACCCGTTTCGCTCAATTTACAGAATTCCGGTTCCGCGGCCTTTTACTTTACCCGACGCTGACCTGCCGGTGGATCCCTATCTTTACGGATATTGGCTGGGGAATGGATGCGCGACGAAACCGGAACTAACAATCCGGACCTGCGATATCGCCGGTGTACTTCGAAGCAATCCATATGGAATAACTTCGGCATGGAGAAATGTCGGTGATAGCATTATCGTGCGCATTCCGCATTTAAAACGCATTCTGCTCCGGTCGTTTCATGATAAGCGTATCCCATCCGAATACCTACGAGCTTCCGCACAACAGCGTTTGGCGCTGCTCAGAGGTCTGATGGATTCGGACGGTTGTATCAGTGGAGTCAAGGCGCAGAGCATCTACGTCAGCACAGAAAAATGCCTCGCGGTAAGCGTGCGTGAGCTTTTGTGGAGTCTTGGCATCAAGAACAGCATGACGCAGGGACCCTCCACCAGATGTGGAGTACCAACGGGTGAAACGCTGTATACGATTCGGTTTACTTCTTTTGAAGACTTCCCAGCAAGCGGGCTGGCAAGAAAATTGAAGAATCGTAAATCCGCTAAGGTATCCCCGCGTCGTTCTGATTTTCACTATATACATGCGATCGAACCTGTGCAGGAACGCGTTCGCATGCGATGCATCCAAGTGAGCTCGCCTTCACACCAGTATCTGGCGGGTCTGTCTATGGTGCCGACGCACAATTCAGAGCTCGCAGCCGCGATCGCACTGCTCTTAACCTGTGGCGACAACGAAGAGCGCGCCGAGGTGTACGGGTGCGCGGCGGATCGCCAGCAGGCGTCGATTGTGTTCGAGGTCGCTAAGGACATGGTGACTCTGTGTCCCGCGCTGGCGAAGCGGGTAAAGATCCTTGCGTCACAGAAGCGGCTCGTGTATCTGCCGACGGGGAGCTACTATCAGGTGCTCAGCGCCGACGTTGCCAGCAAGCACGGTTTCAACACACATGGCGTCATCTTTGATGAGTTGCACACACAGCCGAATCGCCGGCTCTTTGACGTTATGACCAAGGGCAGTGGCGACGCTCGGATGCAGCCGCTTTACTTTCTGATCACCACCGCCGGCGACAACACGAATTCCATCTGCTGGGAAGTGCATTCAAAGGCCAAGGACATCCTCGACGGCAGAAAAACGGATCCAACGTTCTACCCTGTGATCTACGGCACCGAAGAAAACGATTCCTGGACAGATCCGAAGGTGTGGAAGAAAGCTAATCCGTCGCTCGGCATCACGGTGGGCATCGACAAGGTCAAAGCCGCGTGCGAAAGCGCGCAGCAAAATCCTGCCGAGGAGAACGCTTTTCGGCAACTTCGGTTGAACCAATGGGTCAAACAAGCGATCCGCTGGATGCCGATGGATGTGTGGGATAAATGTGCGTTTCCTATTGATCCTAAAGCGCTCGAAGGTCGCATATGCTACGGGGGTCTTGACCTCTCGTCCAGCACAGATATTACAGCATTCGTGCTCGTGTTTCCACCATTAGATGATGACGATAAATACTTTATCCTGCCATTCTTCTGGATCCCGGAGGACAACATCGACCTGCGCGTGCGGCGCGATCATGTGAACTATGACCTTTGGAAGAAGCAGGGATTCCTACTCACGACCGAAGGAAACGTGGTACATTACGGATTCATCGAAACATTCATCGAGCAGCTCGGAAAGAAATATAACATCCGCGAGATCGCTTTCGACCGGTGGGGCGCGGTGCAGATGGTGCAGAACCTTGAGGGCATGGGATTTACCGTCGTTCCATTCGGCCAGGGGTTCAAGGACATGTCCCCGCCGACGAAAGAACTCATGAAGCTGACGCTGGAGCAGCGGATCGCGCACGGCGGTCAACCGGTGCTGCGCTGG